GTTTCGGTAGGCAGAGTTGCCATGATTGCAATGCCCCTATCCTTTGCCAAATCCTTGATGTTTTGCTGTGTGTCTGCTATGGCACTCGTGGCATAGCGGTTCAAGATTTTCTCTCTTGTTATTCTTCGGATTCCCGTCTATATGATGAACATCTGTTGCTGGCTTTACGATTCCATGTTTCAAACATTCCCTGCATAACGGTTCTTCTGCTAAGACCATCTTTCTTATCCTCCGCCACCTTGCATCATATCCCCTTTGTACCGCTGTTCCTCTCTTCTTGTCATACTGCCTGTTCACTTCTCGTTTATGCTTATCACAAAAACGTTGTCCTGCTTCAACCAGTTCAGGACAGCCGGGGTATCTGCATGGCGTCTTTGGTCTGTATGGCATAGAAAAAACTCCTTTCACTTATAGGCTTCATTTGCCAAAAAGTCAACCGTTTTTCAGGCTGAATATAAAAATTTTTTCACTTTTTTTGATTTTTTTATGCGATCTAACCCTCTCTTTATTGTCTTAGAAACATTCTGCTTGGTTACTCCCAACTCATCCGCTATCTGCTGCATGCTCATACCGTCGAAGAAATACATAATAATCATTTCCTGCTGTCTCTCGGTGAGATCTTCTCTAATCGCTTCATGCAAAGCCTTCTTCATCTTCCGTATCCGGTTCGAGTTTGTCGAGCATATTTTCCTCAAATATGTTTCTGAAGAAAGGTACAGCACGTCGAGCTCTTCTATTGTTACAGGTATACTTTTCACTTCGCCACCAGCTCCTTATGTAATAGTTTTTCACTTCCCTAGTAATCTCCCGCAGGTCCCTCTGCATGGCCATAAGAGGTTCCAATCTCTGGCGCAGTTCTCTAATCTCTTCCTTATGCAGTTTTCTTTTCTTCTCCAGTTTCTTCAGCCTGTTTTTAAGAACAGCTATCCTGCTGTTCAACAATTGAAGGGATTTCTTATATTCCCGTGCCAGCTGCTCATTCGTCATGCCATCAGCCCCCCTATGCGCCATGCCTGATTTGTCTTATCCTCCTGTTGATACGCTTGTATGCATCATGCCGCATCGCCTCTGCCGGCCTGATATCCCTGAGATACTGCTCCATGAAATACTTCCATGTCTGCAGCTCCTCCCGTACCTCTCCGGATACATACTCCTCCACCGTGCATATGCTCTCCCGTTCAATCACCAGGGCCCTGCCGTTCACTCTGAACATCCTCATCACCCCCGCAAAAAGAGAAACCCAGCCTATTGTGACTGGGTCTCGTGGACCTCTTCTGTGTCTATTCTGTTGATATGGCCGCACCTAGGGCATTTTATCTCGGCCTTTCCTGAGATGACGCCGAGCTTTTTGCCGCAGTTTTTGCATCGTACTTCCTGCATTGATGTCACTCCTCACCTGACAACTGCTTTATATGCTCAATAACAATCTTTATATCTTCTTCGCATAACCCTTTTGCCTTTAATTCTTTAATTAATTCTTCTTCAGTTTTACCGTCGGCAACTATTAACATCGGTCACATCTCCTTTGTTTCCCTACCACGTAATCCATTAATCAAGTTCCGTACATGCTCTAGTTCTCCCAAATCATATGACAAAATACTTATTACCTCCCTGCAATCCTCGCACAGGTAAAATCCATAATTGTCTATTATTACATATCTTGTTTCTGCTTCCTTCCCGCAAATCTTGCATTTTTGGGGGAATATTTTCTCGCTAATATAATGCTTGCCGTCAATAACAATACCCAAACCAAACTCCTTCTCTGCCCAAAGTATTTTTTCGTTCACGCCAGTCACCTCCTTCTATTTCTCCAACAATATCCCGTATACATGATACTTTTTTTCAAAGCTCTCCCTGCCAATCGTGTGCGCCTCAGTGTGATGAACACGACAAAGCGCTATTTTTCTATGCTGGCTGTTGTCTACTTTTTTTCTGTCTCTGCCAGCTCCAATACTATCCCAGTGATGCACGTCCGCCGGCTTCCCGCATATGCAGCATATCCTCTTCCGTAGACACAACGCCAGGTACTTCTCTATATCCCTGAAACCTTCCCTGGGATGCTCTGATATACGAATACCGTTCTCAAAACAAAACTCAATCAACCATTCTATGAAGTCGCCGGCAAGCTTATGGGAGCATGTCGACAGCGAGAAATCTTCGTACTGGCTCTCCTGGCAGAACTGCCTCTTCATCTCTATCTTGATGCTGTCCACGCTGTCTCCTATATATTCGGCTATGTTCCTGAAAAGGGCATATATCTTCTTGCGCTGCTCCTCGGATATGGCCTCCATTCTCTTTTTCGCTTCCTCGGCATCAATGAGCAGGTCAGCTATGATTGGCCGGTCTATGAAATTGTGCAGATGTTTCATAATTTCTTTGACATTGTCCTTTTCAATGGCCAGGACTATTTTCATGCCTTTTTTGAGTGTTTTGACGTTTTCTATCTCACAAGGGCATTTCATTTTGCTACCTCACCCTCTCGTTTGCCACGGCTAACAGTGCCAGCGTGCATATCACCAGCACCGCCCCTAATGCCATACCCACACATAACCCCCGGTAAAACATCAGCTGACCCTCCTCTTGCATTTCAATATCTCCCTCACCGGTACGCCCCAGTTTTCCATTTTTTCCATAAATTCATCAATGTTAAGCCCATTCACCCTTGCAACATCTCTGAACAGCTCCCGGTAGTACAAGTCCAGCGCTTTGCTCTGCAGTCTTCGAAATTCGCTCCAGTCCATATTCAGATATCTCACTGCTGCCCGGATTTCCAGCTGAAGCAGTTCATCCGGCACAGTCCTCCACCTCCTCCAGCTCTATATCCACCTTCTCCTCTTTCCCCCGTATCCTCTGCACTGCCAGAAAGGATACCTGTCGGTCATTCCTGTACGCTATCCCCTGCATCCCGTCCATGATTGCTTTTGCTATGTTGTCTATATCAGGGAATACATTGTTTTTCACGTATACTCGTATGTATATTGCTATATCGCCCTCCAGGGGCTGTTTCATCTTCTGCCTTGTGCACCATCCCACCAGATTTTCATATTCCTTTGTCCTCTTTGGTGTGTACACATTCCCGTTCCTGCCCAGCCTCGGCCGTCCTTTCGGCACCGGTCTCCCTGGTATGGTTATTCTGATCATGTCTATCACCTACCCGAACATGCTGAGTTGCTGTGGGACTCCAATATTCCCCAAATTTGAAATATAATCCTCTAGGCAATCAGCATCTGAATCCCAGGGATGTTTGGCAAAGGGCATTTCCTTCAATGTGGCTAAATTCGCAAAATTCGGCTTTGTGCGAAATGGCGGCAGCGGGCAGAAAATGAGCTGTCTTTCTTCTGGTTTCGTGAAATATTTTTCAGGCTCATGTTCAAAAGGTAGAAATACCAGCTCAGGTATTGTCCCGGCATAATTCAGCAGCAATATGCCTTCATCATTCACATCCTCAATTTTACCCCTGAACCACATACCTCTTCCTTCGTATCGACACCGGTATATCATATCCCCCGGCTTTAGTAGATAAGGGATATCGACCGTATACTTCTTGTAAAAGTATTCTCTGTTCAGTACAACCACCAGGTAAGTCCATTGATGTATAACATGCCCCATCATACATCAACTCCCAATTCTCTCAGTTTTTTCTGTACCTCCCCGGTATCCACGCCGAACACATTTGCAATCGCCTTGGCTGTCATATCCGGGTTCTCCTTCAGATACCAGAGTATTTTCTGATACAGATCTATTTCATCCAATTTTTCTCACCTCATACTCTCCCGTTACAATATCTGCCATAAGTACAGACATCAGGTATCCGCCCACATCAAATGTCACATAGTATCCGTCAGGATGGATATATACCAGTTTCCCTATATACGTTTCTCTGCGGCGTTTCGTGCCCCAGCCTTTGATGCGATATTTCTCGCCAAGCTTCATCTTGTAATCCCCCATTTCTCTCGTACCGCCCTGTCATGGTCGTACAGTATCCTTGCACCTATGTCCATTTTCCCTGGCTCTGGCGGATACTTCCGGTTCAGTTCTGCCAGTTCCTCGGGCGTTAGCTAGTATATTCTTATTTCTGACGGTGGTCTGCGGTTCATATCCGTCGCAAACCTCGGCCGTCCTCTTTTATTCTTTGGTATTTTTATTCGTCTGGTCATATTTTAACCCCTTTCCTAGCCTGGCTACTTCTATCATTTGGGCCAACCGCTCTAGCTTCTTATTCCGAAACTGATACACTTCATCAAATATGTTGAACATTACTTTAATTTGCTCCAACATAATTTCCACGTCGGCCACTTCCTCGGCTATTCGCTGAATAATTTGCGGATAATTACAAGTTTCATACCTGCTTAATTTACATATTTCCTGTGTGAGTTCGCTCATTTCCTCAATAGCCATTCTTAATTGAAGATCTTCACCCCACAGGTTAACAGCCTGTTTATACAGGTTAAAAACCTTCCAGTTTTCTAACAATAAATTTGCATAATACTCCTCATCAGATCCTCTAGATGATTTATCAAGCCTTTTTCTCGCTGCTTCAATTTTTTCTTTGCAGATTTGTTTATTCATCGCTATCCCCCTTCATTCTTCCAAATTGCCTTCAGCTGTTCGTTTGTGTATTTTAGCGCCGGCTGGTTGAAGTTGTGATACCTTTTTTTCTGCGGCTGTCCCCGTGTATCCGGTTTTTTCTTTGGTTTTTCCAGACGTATCCCGCCTTCTTTGCGCCAGTTTTCCAGGATGCCACGTACATAGCTAAGAGTACGTTTGCCCTGCTCCAGACCAACACGCAGGGCAGTGCATACCCATTCTGCCGAATACTCATGTGTCAATTGTTCCAGTATTTCGCTGGTTGTGTGGTTAATAGTCCCATATCCGCAGTTGGTGAATTCATTAGCCACCTTCTGTATATCCTGTTCGGACTTATCCACATTATCCACAGTATCCACAGGCTGATTGCTACTATTACAACTACTACTAGATTCTTTTTTATTTATTTTCTTTTCTTTTAGTCCGGAACAATTCTCTACCTGTTCTGTACTCATTCCAGAATTATTCTCTACTGGGTCTGGAATTTTTGAAGGTTGAGGTTTCTGAACGGTTTGCCATCTCTCCCAGTTGGTAAACTTATAATACTGATTGCCATCAACTTCATACAAGACGATATTTATGTGTTCTTGAATATTATTCAAAGCATTCTCTATCTCTTCAACCGGTATATCATCATATGGGAATACCGTGGACCTCAGATATGCAGGATGTGCCCTGCCCTTTCCGTAGTCATCTGCATTGGAAAACATCCCTATAAGCAAAAGCCGTTCAAGTATATTTAGTTTTGCTACATCTTCACTTGCCCAAATGTTTGGATCTATCATACGTCTTCTAGCCATCACAAATCCCCTCTAATCCATTACTACCGGTAGTATCAACCTCATCCCCGGCTGCAGCTTTCCCGGGTCCTCTATGTCGTTCAACTTTCGCATCAGATATACCATTTTTCTGGTATCCTGCATCTCACCGTATATCTCCTTTGCTATGCTCCAGAGGGTATCGCCCTCCTGGACTATATATACGTCCGGGTCCCGGCTGGACATAGTATGGTTTACGTACAGCACGAATATAACTGCACATGCCAGCATCAGGACCAGTGCTGTCAGGAATATCCGGAATGATTTTTTTCTCAGGTCCCCGGTCCGATACGGACCTTCAATATATCTGTGATGCCATTTCAGCATATTTTCACCTTCCCTCTGCCTTCTCGATGGCTCTCTGAAGCTCGAATATCTCTTTAGAAAAGCATGATACGGCAGTCACATACAGCTCCGCAGTGGCGGAGATATATATGACTTTCATGTTCTCACCTCCAATAATTCCCTATCCTCAAATACATTGCCTATTACTTCCAAGTCTTCCAAATCATTTCTGCCTTTGTAATTTTCCGAAATAGGATATAATGCATGACCTTCATGTTCAAAATAAAATGAAGGTATTTGAACTAAATTAATATCTCCATAATCACTTTGAACATATCTTTCGACTATGCCAAATTTAATTAAAAATACTCTTCCAAATCCTTGAATAATATCCCCTTCGTATATCTCCCGATTATTTTTGTCATTTAGCCCAGTGTATTGTTGTAGTTCATATCTATCTTGAATTGTGTCTATTGTTTTTCTGTTTTTCCAACAAAATATAGTGCCTATTACAGATGTCCCACAGTTGAGCCATTTTTTATTTACCTTATCCCACGCACGAAATTTTATATCTCTCATATTCTCACTCCCTTGCTTTTCCCAAAACTTCTTCTCTTTTTTTTAACACCAATTTTGGACATTCCCAAGTATTATCTATCGGACCCCAGAAAATGCTTATTTCTTGATTAGTTAATTTGCAATACGGTATTCTATCAGTTTCTTTTTTCCAAATACCTACCTCTTTGCATTTTGAACAATTTGCCATACTCTCACCTCGCATTTCCTTTGGTATTAAATTCATATTCAAAAAGGAAGTAGTAACTCTTCAATTCCAGATATAAATTTTTTGCTACATTCATTACACAGCCGGTAACTTATATTTTCGACTAGTTCGTCAGCAGCATCATAAAGATGAATAACAACACTATTCTGATTGCCTCGCTCTATACTTACTTCTTTCCCGCACATTTCGCACGGGTCTGGAAAAGTTATGCCCACTCTACACATCTCCTTTATAAATTCGCTTTCTAATAATTCTCTTTAATTCTTTAGTAGGTACATCTAACATATTTAAAAACTGCTCTAACTCTATTGAACCTCCCTTAATACCCACGTATTTATCGTACCATCCGAAAAAATCTAGTCTCTTTTTGCTTTTTATATATTTAACTTGTATTCCGGAATCTTCGTTATTGAATATAATTTCTTGCTTTTTAAATTCCATTTAAACACCACTTTTCTTTATTTAGATTTTTCTAACTCTACGGGCTCATACGTCATTTTGAATACGTCAGGCTTACAAGGGTATCTTTCGCCTTTTACTCCTGTGATAATGTAGTCACCCTCGGAAATATAGTGTTTTCCTTCTAATGTCCTGATATAAGGCTGCCTATAAAGGCAGTTTTCTTTCCCATTTTCTTTCCAATGTACGCAGTTCTCACCTAAACAATTTCCATGACTTACAATTCCATGACTACAGTCAAATCCATCTTCCATGCCCGGTTTATAAATTTCAGCCTCAACTATTACAGGCTTTTTTCTGTATTTAGCCATTTTGATTTTCCTCCTTTATTTGGCTTTTCCCAAAACTTCACTAATATCAATACACAAATCTTCAGCTTCTGTTTGGTCAAATGGTTTTATATCTTTTTCAATATATTCCTTTGCTTTTTCTAATGCTTCCATCAATTCATAATGCATATTACAGGCTCTAATTATGAATTCAGCATTAGGTCTGTCAAACCACACCCATTTATTATCTTTGTCCACAATTGCAAAATCTGTACTGTCTGTAGGTTCTTCGCTAATTTTCCAAGGTAAAGGACTATGTTTCATTTTCTACTTCACCTCCACATATAGCAGGGCGGGCAGGGATTTGCACCCTGCATAACAACATTTCGTGTCACCCGCCAGGCTCCCCACTCTGTAGTCTATGAAATTGATTCACAGGGACTACCAACCGCTACACCTGGTCACGAAGGGCTGTTGTCTCACGCGTAGCGTCTACTATTACAAGAACAGTCGTATCAGTTCTTGTTTTACCAAGCAACTGCCGCACCTAGGCAAGCTGCTTGTCTATTCCGCCACCGCCCTGCAAAAATTAATTATCGTCGGTCCTCAATCTCCCATAGGTGGAAACAGTTTTCATGGATATTGACATACTCATCCGGCGGGGGCAGGAGCATTGCCACCGTGATATTTTTGGGTAATAGACTGTACCTTGCTTCTTTGATCTCGTCCCATGTTGGATACCTGGATGGATGAGATATACTCATATGCCACCCGTCTGCAGAATGCCCTACAAATACTAAACATTCCCCGAGCCGGAAGGCTCTTGCCCCCGGCTCAAGGCTTGCCCGGACGTGTGGAGGAATATAGATTTCAATCGGTTCTCTCATATCTCAACGCCCCGCTTTCACAAACATTTCTGATTACAATAACAAAAGAGGACAAAATCTTTAAATTGAATTTTATTTAGATTGTATAACCTTCTATAGCGATTAACTTCTTTGTGTAGTTTATTTATATTCCATTCTTCTGTATCGTCTATTCCTATGATGTTGTAGGTGCGAGGGTATCCGGCGTCATTAGTTGCCTTGATTATGTCATTGATATCTTCAACATCAACCACGATTGTTTTACCGAGGAAAGGAGAAGCTGGAAAGTGTTTTTTTATTTGTTGCCCTGTTAATTTTATTTTCATCACTATTCCCTCGCTAACGCAATAAATACCATCTTGCCCGGTCAGCTCCTGAATTTCTCGTTTAAACCGCCCCGCAAAAGTTTTCAAACCCTATTTTTTGCAATTCGTACAGAACGGCGCACCGTACTTTTTCTGACTCAGCACTGCTCTAGCTTTCGTGATTTCGATGCCACAACTGTTGCAGTGCGTTCTTTCCTGCTGTTCTTCCTTCTCATCACCCATAGTGAACGGAAGGTCTGTATCGCCCTCTTCCGGGCCGTTCAGGTATACGACACAGGCCACCTTCAGTTTATCTGGCAGATCCTTCTGCCGCATCATCCACTGGATGTAGTTTTCGGGCACTTCAGAAAGTTTTTTGCCTCTGTACTTCTTCCCAAAATCCACAACTAAGTTTGCAGCCTGTTCGTATGTGAGCTCTTCGATTGGTTCATTTGAACTATTTATATCTGTATTTTCAGTCCCTACTACCTCCTCTGCACTTACCTCTCCGAAACCAACCAAATCCAGTATAGCCCTGTTCTTTGCTCTGGTGATTGCGTGGGCTCTGATGTTATGAATGGTACGTTGCTTCTCCGCTTTTTCATCGAAAGAACAGGACCCGTCTGCATCCTGGTACGCTCCGGTAGGTGTATGAATCGCCCTTGCCGTTGCTATCCAGGCTATGATTTTTCCGTTTTCATCTTTCAATGGTTCGTCCTTCAACAATTCGCAACTCAGGTTGAAGAATCTTTGGATCTTTCTGACGAAGCTCTTTTTAGGATGATTTTTCTTGCCAATAAGCTGGAAGTCTTCTTTCGTAGCCAGTTTTTCTTTTAGTTCTTGGTAAAGTTTGAACTGTTCTACTGTATCATCTATGGAACCTGCTGGCGTGATCATCCTAAATTGGTCAACTATGACCATGCTATTCTCTTGTTTTGCTGGCATCTACTTCACCTCCACGGAAAACTTTGGCGGCCTTTCTTGTGCTGTTACGCCTTCTATGACTTCCCCAGTGTCTTTGAATACCACCATTTTCCCTGCTATTTGTACTTTCTTTTTCAGTTGTCCCCATTCAGGCTTTTCTATGATTTTCACAAACTCGTTCATGCCATTTTGCTTGAGCCAGCTCAGGAGCTTCTCGTCGTCACGTATATACTCCGGCTGTTGGACCCTCATCTTCAACGTCCCATGCGGGAGCTTGATAGTCTTAATTTTCGGGTCCTCGGCATATACTTTCATGTGATACTCCATCAGTAGCCCTTCAAAGTACTGCATGGACCTTTCCAGGGGTGTATTCACATCCTGAAGCCACTGCTGGATGCGCTCTACTTCCTCCTGGGCTATACGGGCATTCTCTTCTATCTCAGCCTTCAATGCCCGCATCTTACGCAGGCACCAGTTTGCGCTGTCTTTATTGGTGACTTTGAACCTCTCCTTCTCCCCCTGCATATCAGCCAGTTCTGTGGCCGCTAGTGCCTCAGGTATTTCTCTTTTCAAAAGAACGTTCATATTCATCCTCCTTCATACTTGCCAGGGCTACCGGGTGCCCCAGCTATGTGAATACCACGCCCCCGGCGGCGCCCCGATCCTTCGTGCTTGTTCCAGCCCTTCCCGGGTTCATCGGGATACACTATTCTCCTTCTTCTCCTTCCCTCAACCTGGGATAAGCCGGGCACTTCTCCGGGTCATTGGGTTCGTAGTTTTATATTTCTATTGCCTCATTGGACCGTATATGGTACAATGAGGATAGCGAATACTTTTTTATCGGCCGTTTCTATATGGCTCTTTTTTCTTTTTGCATTTCTTCCACCATTTCAAGAGCTGTCTCAACCTTCTCGAAAAACACATCTGCATCTATATGGTCCTGTTCATACCGCGCTCTCATCATTCCGAACACAATCTGGAATACTGCTTCTTCTTTTCTCCTACAGCGGTTGAACAGTTTGTTCAAGTCTCTTTTTGGTTTCAGCATCTACACCGCCTCCTTTCTTTCTTCCTCAAGGTCATCCAGTATATCCTGAACATTCTTGAAGAATTCTTTTCCTCTCCCAGCCGTTTCCATTTCCGACTGCATCCTTCCGAATATCCTCGGGAAAAAGTACATCTTTTCCGCCTCATCGAGTTTTTGGTACCTCTTGAACAGCTGTTCCGTGTCAATCGATTGCATCCTTCACCCTCCTTTCTATTTCGCTATTGCCTTTTTCACATATCCTCTGTCCCTGCATTTCTGGTTGTGCTGCTCCACCAACTCTGCCATATCGCACCACATTCCCAGGGCCAGCTTTAGGCACTCGATGTTGTGCTCCACATCCAGGAACTCATGCAGCCCCTGCATGTACTCCTGCCATTCATCATCTGTGAAGTCCTGCCGGCTATTCTTGTTTACCGTGAGCTCCAGCAACCTATCCAATACCTGTCCTGCTTCCCTGTATTCGGATATTAGTTTGAGTAGTACAGTAGCCGGGTCCAGGTTCACATTGTCGAGAACCTCGTAGCTATACTTCTGCCCTATGGGACATTCCCTGCAGTACCTCTGTGTCAAAATAGGCTCTTGATACACTTCACTCATCCTCAGCACCACATCTGGTGGCGGTATGCTTTCTCCGGCTTCATATTTACAGAGTGTTCTCCTGCCAATATGGCACCTGAATGATGCCTCTTCTAGGCTCATTTTCCTCTTATTTCGTGCCCGTTTATACATTGCCTCACCCCCTTTCCAGGGTTACAATTGAACTAGAAATTTTTGTACACAACATCCAGCCCAGGCCATGTAATTATTCGATATTTACACTGTGGTATTATCAAATTCTTCAGGGCTTCTTTATCTTCTGACATAGCAACCTGTTTCCATTGGTAGCTGATATCACCATATGTGCATGTATTTCCAATAGCTTTGATAGGTTTAGGCTCTTGCCGTTCAAGCATAAACATTTTCCACTCATCACCTCACTCCGGCCGCTTCCCGGGGGCGGCCCTTTTATCCCGCCACTACTCGTAAATGAGGTTTCTCCTGCTGTGCCTGCTCTTCTAGCCACTTTTCCAGCGATTTCTTAGGTATCAGTTTGCGTCCGCCTATCTTCACCACCGGGAAGCCTGCCAAATTAGTGAGCTCATATGCCTTTGTTGAGCCGATACGGAGGACCTGTTTTAATTCTTTTACTGTAAGTACATCCGGAAGGTTATCGAATTTAACCATATGGTTTACACAACCTCCCTTCGTTCCGCTTTTAACCTATTGATTATATAAATTTGACCCTTGCCAGTAACTTTGGTAGTTCTATAAGTAAAAGTCCCTTTTGAACTTTCCCTTACACCTTCAACTACTTCGAAATAACCTCGCTCCATAGCCTTTTGGGTCGGTTCTGTTTTATTCTGAATAATTAAACCCCACTCCCTAAGCTTTTTATATAGCCTTTTCTCGCCAATGATGATGCCATGTTTTGATGCTAATTTAGCTAGTTCCCTAACTAATATGCTGTTCTGTGATGCACTGACGGCATCTGCAAATTTAACTTTGGGCTTTTGCTCCTCAATAGTTGCTTGGAGCTGCAATATCTTTCTGTCTGCCATTTTCACCGCTCTTGCCATTATGGCTTCAGGACTGTTCCAGCGCTTTTCAAGCTCGATGAAATACTGTCTGGCCTGCTTGCCTCTTTCCGTCTTCTGCAGCATAGCTAATTCTTTTGCCATGTCGATGGTTATCTCATAATCCTGGGCTTCTACTTCGTTGCCTTGGGCTGTGTGGAATTTTATACACACAGCTCTATAGTCTTCATTTTCAGTAAATCCATAGCTCTTATACTGATTAAACCATTTTGTAAATTTCTCATATGGTCTGCCTAAGAACTCCCATAAATCTCTTGCACTTGTCGTCTGTCTATCAACGTCATAGTTAACTTTGATTAACTCGTTCACGTTGAGACCTCCTTTTCTCTTTATGCCGGTTCATCCAAATCAAGTGCCGGTTCCGGCATTGCATAGTGCCTTATACCGGCCTTGAGTAGCTTGTATATCTCCTGTACTATCTGTCTCGCATCTTCTTCTGTATCATAGGTGCCTAGGAGTGTCTTTTTCAGAAACCGTTTCCCCATGACATTCCAACCTACCAACTGTCCGTTGTAGTATCTGTCCTCCACGTAAAGCCTGACTGGAAACAAGGACCTGTCGCTAAATCCAAGAATTTCATCCCTATCCTGGCTGATGATAAACATACCGTTTCCCCCTCATATTGTTTTAGGTTGATTGACCAACTCCGGTCTGCTTACCTTTAGCTCATATAAGGTTTTACCAGGAGTAAGTTGCTGTTTTAAGTTTTGGTATGTCGGGCACTCAGCCCGTTTAACGCAAGCTGCACAGTTGAATGATGCGAAACAGGTTTTCATGGGTTGGCCTCCTTTATGCAGGATTTTCCACCTTCCTGTAGAAGTGTGTCATATCCCTTTTTCATACAGAATTCACAGAAGCCACGTTCATTCAGGGGCCCCGCCACACTCACGCCTCTGTTGCAGTGCCTGCAGCAGCCCTTCCAGCCGCTCCAGCCGTCGTGTATTTCCACCCTTACTCACCTCCTTTATAGTGAATCATCTAAAACAATTTCTACTTTCCCTACTTTGGAATAAATAATCGGCTCCCCAGATGCGTTAAGGAGCGGTTCCCCTCTGTCATTGAGCTTATAGCCGATGATTACACCAGTTTCATCATCAGCGATATAAACGCCTTTTATTTCTTCCCCGTTAAATAGTACCTTCTTAATTCTAAGAGCCAAGGCATGCTTATTAATATCAAGTATCACGCCCCACTCACCTCCTCAGGCTGTGTTTTGCCGGCAGGTTTTCCATTTCTTATGTCGAAATGGTAGATGTGCCCGGATTAAGGAGTTGATAATTATTTCCGAAGAAGTAAAATGCCCAAACTGCGGAACCCCTGTGTTGAAATCCCTTGAAGGAAGCCTGGAAACTTTAGTCAAGGGATATGTCTACTGTAAAGGGTGTAGAACACGCATTAACATCGAAGGCGACCTACCAAAAAAGTTAGATAAAAGCATCAAAGAATTTAGTAAGACAATTGACAAAATTAATAAGAGACTCAAATTCTAGTCATTAACTGTTGTGTTTTGAACACCAATCCGGGCACTTTTTTCAACAACTCTTGCTATCTTTTCCGCTACTCTGTCTGCTATTTCTTCAAGTTCCAAGAGCTTTTTCTTTGCCTCTTCAGTATCCACATCCAGTTTCAGCTCAAGCTTGCCAATGTTAGCTTTTTTATCCACCCTCACTCACCTCCTTTATGCGGATTTAGTTTGTTCTTTATTTACGTCTTTTTTGATGAAAAAAATTTTTTCTAATGGAATATCTAAAACCCTTATTATTTTAATCAGATTCTCATAAGACGGTCTTGACCTGCCAGCCTCGATATCGCCTAAGAAACTATGAGATAATCCGGTTAGTTTCCCAAGTTCTCTTAAGGTATATCCTTTATTGCTTCTGGCTTCTTTTATGACTGTTGCTACGTCTATTTTTACTTTTCCCACGATGTTCACCTCCTTAATTAGTATTGTACGTTATATACGGTTTAATATCAACTCATCCGTTCTTTATATACGTCCATTATGGTAAGTTATTCTTGCCTAGCTAATTATTTCTTCTGTTTTCGCACTATTTTGTGCTTTATTTACGTCCAATAATGGTATTGTTATCTCATGCCACTAATTGTAAAATATAGTTGTACGGAATTAACGTTATAACATTACGCTATCAAAAATGGGGTGTATTTATGAATACTCTTGGTGGCCGTATAGACGCACTAAGGAAAGAACTAAATTTGACTATTCAAGAACTTGCGGATAAATGTAATATTTCAAAAGGTTATATGGGAGACATAATAAGAAATAGAACCAATCCTTCGCTGGATACGTTAACTTCAATAGCTAAAGCATTGAATACAACAGTATCGTACCTGCTAGGGGAAAATGAACCAATGTATGTAGCGGAATCTAGATCAGACTACTCCCATCAGCTGGACGCACGCCTCAGGGAACTGCTCAGCGACCCGGACCTGCGGGTGGCTTTTCACGGGCTTGAAAACATGACTGATGAGGAGAAGGAGGGGCTCATCACGTACCTTGAGGCTATGAAGGCTAGGAGAGAAAGAAAGGGCAAATAATGGATTTTAAGGGGTAAAGCAAGAGGGGGAATGGAAAATAGCCTGGAGGGGGTTGAAGGATGGGTTTAATCCAAAACCTGGGGAGCATCTTTAAACGTCAGCCCAAGGAACGAGGATTACTTTTCTTTGATACCGAGACAACAGATTTAGTTCCAGGAGAAATAGCACAATTATCCTACCTGATTACTGATAAAGAACTTAATATTTTAAAAGCATGTAACTATTATTTTTCTGTAGAAAAAATGTCGAGGAGTGCAAGCAAGGTCAATGGATTAACAAAAAAGAAACTACATATTTTGTCAGATGGGAAATATTTCAGTCATCATTGTAGAGAGATATATAGCGATTTTGAAAACAAGTGTCTTATCGCTCATAATCTTGATTTTGACCTGAAGTTTTTAAATGCTGAGTATAAAAAGTTGAGACTGGCAAGAGTTAGGTATAAGCCAAACGGTAATATATGTACAATGAAATACTTTACAAGTATATGTAAACTGCAAGACAGCTATGGAAGGATAAAATACCCTAAACTCAGTGAATTAGTTGATTTCTTAGGAATTGACCCAGATTACATATACAGTTTTGCTTCGAATGTTTTTGGAGATTTAGATATGAGATATCATGATAGTCGTTATGATACGGTAGCGGTATATCTGGTATTCAAGAAAGCAAGAGAACTTGGATATTTAAGTAGACCAAGTGTATGAAAAAATGTCTGTATGCAAAAGCGATGAATTCAGTTATGTAGACACTACAGCTATAACAAACATTGCCATGTTATTAGCAACAGGAAGAAAAGAAAGGAAAGCGCTAAAAGTCGAACCCACCGAAATCACCGGCGGGCTCGAGGATTTCGACAGAACAGTGCGAATTGGTGACTTGGTTCGAAAATCAATGAATTAAACACAATTCTATAAAAATAATCTATCAATAATAATTATAGCCACAAACACTATTGCGATTATAGCTGACATACGGAGAGTTTCAGCCTTAAATGAGTATGATGACTTATTATATTCTGATATCCGACGTTCATAAAAATCTATAATCTCTGTAGCTTTCGGTCCATATTTTATAAGAGCATCAATTCGGGCTGAATCTTTTGTTAAATCATAAGACATATTTTCACCACCAAACATTAGTTCTGAATATATTTTACCATATTACAGCAAAATAAAAAAGCTTAAAACACAGCAGGTAAAGCAGTACAGGGGCCATATTACAGTGGGACAAGCATTGTGAGGGAGGTATGACTGATGTATTTGTTGATGGCCCAGAAGGCAAATGCACTACTTAATAAGTACAACATAAATGAGTTCCCGGTACCAGTATATATCATAGAACAAATCATCACGAATGAAAAATATAAAATCCAGGTGCTAAAACATCTCAAAACTACAGCTGCTATTATAGGCAACAATGTTCTTGTCGGAAATGTACCTGATTCAAAATATAGAGAATACCTGGTGCATGAAAGCTGTCACATACAGTACCACACTGGGAATCAGACCAATAAAAATAAATGGCAGGTGGCCAAGGAAGAAGCACAGGCAAAAGCATTCGCAGCATATTTTCTCATGCCTTTAGGTGTGTTTGAAAAAGCCATGAAAGAATGCGAATGTGACTATTGCTTGAGTGAGGAATTTGGGGTTGATATTGGCCTGGTCCGCTTCAGGAAACACCTCACCCAGGAACTTTTGGAAAATGGATATTATGACATACTGAAAGCAAAATTTTTTTAACCTTATGTACGAACATATGTTCTTGAAGGGAGTTGATAATATGCGTGGTCACGTAAGAAAAAGAGGAAGCAAATGGTGTATTGTTGTGGACCTTGGGAAAGACCCTGTTACCGGAAAGCGAAAACAAAAATGGTACAGCGGGTACAAAACCAAGAAGGAAGCTGAAAAAGACCTTGCTGACATAATCACCAGGATCGAAAAGGGACAAGTTGCTGATGCAAAAAACATGGTTCTTAAAGAGTACCTGGAGATGTGGCTTGAGGATTACGCTTATCACAATGTAGCACCAACTACGTATGAGAGTTATGTCGATGCAGTTAGAAATGTTGTATCCCGCCTGGGAAATATTAAACTTAGTAAACTGCGGCCACATCATATTCAAGGGTTTTGTTCCCACCTGCTAAAGAATTCCGAACTTTCTACAACAACCATCCGGTACTACTATTCCGTTCTAAACATTGCACTTAACACCGCCATAAAGTGGCAGCTGGTACCTACAAATCCCTGCAAAGGTGTAACCCCGCCAAAGAAAAACCAGCCAAAAATGACCGTATTGACGGAAGAACAGGCGAATCAGCTGCTTGAAGGGGCTAAAGACACTTCTTTATACTTACCGGTTGTGCTGGCGCTCACTTGCGGGATGAGACGAGGAGAAATACTCGGTTTAAAATGGGATGACGTAGACTTTGACACAAAAACTATATACGTACAGCGAAACCTGACCATGGTTAAGGGAAAAACTTCAATCAGAGCCCCTAAGACAGAACAAGGCAAAAGGTCTATTACAATGACAAAAATAACCGCAAGGGCATTAAAAGAAGAAAAAAAGAAACAGGCCCAAAACAAGCTGACGCTGGGGACACGCTATAAAGATAATGGATTTGTTTGCTGCTGGGACGACGGTACGCACTACAGGCCGGACTACATTACCCATGCATTCCCGAAATTATTGAAAAAGCTAGAACTGCCTAAAATACCGTTTCACAACCTCCGGCATACCCATGCTTCTCTACTCCTCCTAAAAGGTGTGCATCCAAAAGTAGTCCAGGAAAGGCTGGGACATTCTTCTATTTCTATTACCCTGGATACATATTCGCATTTAATGCCAAGTATGCAAAAAGAAGCTGCGGAGAAAATTGATGATGTACTCGGCCAGAAATAGCCCATGTTTGCAAAATGTTTGCAATCCCTCATGAAATAGAAAATTTTCGCACAACAAAAAAACGCCTCAAATCGGCGTCTTTACTTAGTTTCACTATGGTCTGGGTGAGAGGATTTGAACCTCCGACCTCTTGAACCCCATTCAGTTTTCAGCTTTTTTATCTAATTTTAATTTTTTTTATCCTTTCCCAAAAATTCCGCATTTTACTGGGTTTCAACCGTTTTATTTTTTAGGCTTTGATATTCTTTTTCATATTTTTATAAATTTTACGTTTGCAAAATGTTTGCAGTTTGTTTGCAATAACTAGCTCCGGCGATTTTACGCCGGTTTTTATGTATACCGAACAAAAACCGAACATAATGTTAAATTTTTATTTTTGTATTGACATCATAGCATTATGATGCTATAATTAAATTGAAAATAAAATGAAAGGATGATTGATAATGAAATATGCATACAAGACCAAATACAACAACCCTGAACATAAGAAAGTGAAAGCTGCTGGTGCAAAATGGAATCGTCATCTAAAACTCTGGATGTCTAATAAACCCATAGAAGGCCTGACACCTGAACAACCCAGCGGAGAATACCTTCCATATTTCAGCTACGACGACCAGAAAAAACGTGCAGTCGTCGAGCAAGTGAAAGAAGGGTTCATTCAAATTAAGAAACACCCTGAACTTGTTGATAAAATTGATGTCTTGATTAGCAAAGCCAAAGAATATTTCAAAGAAGATACTTTCGTAAATCAATGTTGTTTGGCTGCTATAGAAGAAAATAAAGAGAGAATATTAGGAGGTATCATCAATGGCTAGAAGTACATTCAACATACCTGACTCTGTCGACAAGGAAATGAGGCACGAAGCAGTTGAGCTCGGTCTCCGCTACCCAGGGGAATTCGTGGAGTTCCTCTGGAAGCAATATAAAAAAAATAAAAACAAGGAGATAAATAACATGTTTCAAAAACTTTTAGAAAGTATCCGCAAATACGGCTACACAACAGCCCACTTCAACGAAAAAGGTGAGGTTCTAGATTTTAGATCCGCACCCACCGGCTTCAACTATAATTATGAAAATTCTAGTTTCGCTCTGGGGTTCAATCATGACCCCAACTTCACGGAAGAGGACCTAGAAAGATATATTGACCAGGCCATGATCAATGCAGGCCTGAAATAGAGTTCTTCCTGCCCAGCCGGGAGGCGTAATTCCCGGCAAAATAAAAAAAATTAAAGGAGGAAAAAAAATTGATTAAGAGAGAAGATGTTGCAGTTTATTTCTACGCAGAAGACTGCTGTCCAACATATGTCCGTTTCTATTACCTCCCTGATGATTTCGGGGAGGAGGGGAAAAGGGAGCTCAAAGAATTTGGAGAGCAATTCTTGAGCTCTTTGGTGGAAAAGTTCAGGGAGGAAGAACTGTCATTTGAATATGTCGGATTCATTTCTGAAAAACCTCCTGATAGATGGGAGGAGTATATGGAAGGTCATATTCTTCCACAGCCGGCTCATGAATTCGTTGTATGGGGCGGAAATTCCCCATATGCATGGGAAAACGCCCTCATAGATGAGGGCGCTGTGGATGGAACTTTCGGCTATGGAATTTAAATCGCCTGCCGGGAGGCGTAATTCCCGGCAGAATAAAAAAGAAAGGAGATGAAGATAAAATGACGAACGTAATGGATGAAATTTTTTCAGGCACAACCTTTACAATAAGGGATGGCGTCAGCAAGAAAACAACAGAAGCGGCGACATCTCTATACCATGCTAAATATGACTTGAACCTGGTAAAAACAAAGTTTGTGGTCCCTTGAGCCTCGTCGGGAAGACGCTATCCTGCCGTAAAGCCCGAATAAGGGCTTATTTTTTTTTGTCCATTCTTGATCGGCATATTCCTGAACCGCTTTCCGTTGCACTATATGCTATGAATGGAAGTGAGTTTTGGTGAATGGGGGAAAGGAAGAAAGCCATTTCAAGTACAGTTACCTTTTTGATGGATTTTTTCAAGTATTTTTACCTTTTATGTAGTTCTATCAAGTGGCTACAAAAAAAACAAAAAAAGACCGGGTTCCCCCGGCCTCATCATTGCTATTCCCCTTTCACGGCCTGCGCCACGTTTTTCACACCGCTGTACAATCCCGATGCGCTCAGCCCCAAAGCAATACCCACCAGTGCAGCTTCCTTTGCATTTCCGGGAGCCGCATAAATAAATCCGGCAGCAATACCCAGCGTCAGGTCTAGTATGGGGATGAACTTCTTAGGGAAGCCCACACGCTTTGCAACTTCGGAAATGCCTATAATGATGGGTACAAGTGCGACGCCGAATATGGTTTTGTCCATGGTTTACACCTCCTTAAGCAATTTTTCTATCTTCTCTATGGCCATCTTGGCAATGGCCACCTGCTTTCGCATTTCGTCCTTCACGTCTGCCTCCGGCAGTTCGGGCTTCTCTGGCTCTAGTAGTTCGGATTTCTCTGGCTCTACTGGTACATCCTCTTTCTTTTCCGGTATATCAAAATACCTCAATATCCCCCTAGCTATACCCAAGGCACACAACAGCCTGAAGCCTTCCGATTTCAGCAGCTGCTCCTCCGTAGGGTTGGTATGAAAGCCGCACTCCGGTATTACAGCCGGCATCTTGGTTTTTTTGATGACGTAGTAATAGTCCCTGCCATCTCTGCCCCTTCGGGTCTTGATACCTCTGCTTTTCCGATTCGTAGCTCTGCAAAGCTCCTCCTGGATACATACCGCCAACTTGTGACCGCCTTCTCCGATTTCGCTGAATATGCTGTAGTATGTTTCTATTCCTTCGGCTGCAGGTGTACCGGCTGCATTGGTATGGATGCTCACGAATACATTAGCATTGGCATTGTTGGCTATAGAAACTCTCTCTTTCAGGCTGACGGTTTCGTCCTTCTCCCGGGTCATCACCACGTCCACTGGATACCCGGCCAGTATATCCCGTACCTTCAATGCTATGTCCAAGACACCATCGGCTTCCACATATCCTGTGGGTCCTCGGTTGGCACGATCTCCTCCTCCATGCCCTGGGTCTATGCAGACAATGGGTTTCTTTTTCGACACAGGCTTCACCTCCCAAAAATGGCATCATAGAATATCTTCCCGAGCAGTCCTACCAATGCCCCTATGCCCGTCCTTGTGCCCCATTTCTGGCTGTCCTTCAGTTCTCCAATAGCTTTTTCATTGTCCTCCGCCAATTCTTTCGCCTTGTAAGCTGTTTCCCGTACAGCATTATACTGGTCCAACTTCGTTTCGATCCTCACAACTCTCTCCCGAACATCATATATGGCCTGCATAATCTCTTTGTCCATTCATATCCCGCCTTTCTGCCCAATAAAAAAAGCGACTGATGTCGCTTGCTTCGCTTTTCCCGGGGAATTTATTTCCTGATTTCCGCACTCATCTGTTCAAACTCGCTTTTGATTTTATCAAGCAATGTAGGCCACGAATTCCCGAATACTGCCTCCAATCTAAATCCGGAAGGTTCATATATCTCCTTTACTTCAATTATCCTGGCATCCATTGTTACTCCCCAGTCTTTGTTCTGGATAGTTACGATGTCACCCAGGTCCCAATCTTCCTCATATTTAAAGGGGCCATAGGGAAGTATCTGGGCTTCAAGAAGTTTTTCAACTTTAAATTCTGCAAGTTTTTGTTCTCCTCTAGCCTGCAAATCTGTTTCTGTTGCCAAGTCTCTTGCATCCACAAAGGTTTCAACTAATGATAACCCTGACGGCGTGCCCTCAGGGATTTTTTCTCCCTGTATATCAAGCGCCAAATAACTTAGACCAGGTGTAACAGTTGTATCACTTGTTATTAATGTCTGCCTGCACTGCAATACTGCATTCGACAAATCAAGCCCTTCTGTTATATCCGGTATCGGCTGCCCAGAAGTGCAGGTTTTCCAGCCTTTCCAGGTTTGCCCGCCATCTAGGGAAAGGTTCGTTTCTATATCTACTGATGTGCCTGCTGGCGTAGTTGTTGTAAATTCAATTATACTGCTTTTTGCTGTGCCGACAGGTGATAGGTCAAGGGTTGGGGATGTGCGGGTGCCGGATGATTTATAGTCATTTACCCATGTTGCACCATTTATTGTGCCATCATTACTCCCTGCACTATCTGTTAAAGTTGTTCCTGAACCTTCGTTTATTTTGTAATATGCAACAAGACCTGTTTCTGTGCCTGTTAATTCTACATTTATATTATTTTGGATTTGCTGTTGAGTACGTGCTACATTCCATATGCGAACTTCTTTTAATTTGATATTTCCATAATATCCACTAGATAAGGTATATCTTGCTAACTCAATATCCCCTGTATCATTAAAACTACTACTAAACGTACCTGTAGCTTTGCTGACACCGTCTACGAATATTTCACCATTTAAATTATTGCTAACTACTGATATAAATATTTCTTCACCTGCTGAATATGATTCTGATGTTTTTATTTCATCACCAGTGTATTGCCTAAACTCAATATTACCAGTATTATCAAATCGTAAACCTAAATTTCCATTTGTATTACCATTTCGAAACAATATAGGATTATAAGTAGCCCCTAACGAAATTTGTTCAACTCGCACTTCAATAGTAAAAGTATCTCCTAAGTCTTGTATATGCCCACAATTCACATAATCATCCACCCCATCAAAACTCAAGGCGGGGTTGTTCACTAACTCCAAATCCCCTGCACTTGTTGCCACAACATCTGTGAGTGTGCCCTCCTGGAAGTCAGCCTGGGTGTCGTCTATGTCTGATACTTGCGTCTGCTCTACCAATTGCGGTACTGTTACAATCGTCCTTGCTGCCCCTTCACCCTGCCCTGCTACATATGCAAGATTTTTGTAATTTAGTTCACTTTCGGCATAGTGCTGTGAGCGGAGTGCATCGAAGTCAGGGCTGAAAATCACAGGGGGATTTGTACTTTGGCCTACCGTAAGGTCTTTCCCTTCATATACCTCAAATATCCACTTCAACAACTCGAAGTCAAGGTAGATATTCCAACCTAAACCGCTTATAACGGACAGTTTTTCCAGTTCTTCTGCTAGGTTTTTGTACCGGCTCTGCCATGATATTGTCTGACCTCTCCCCTGGTCTGTAGCATTTTGAAGTATATTTATCTTTCTTGCCAGGTCAGCAGGATTTATAAGGCATTTATCAACATAATGCTTCATCACAGTTTCTGCTGCATCGGTTATACTGTCATATGCCTGTTCTTCTGGGGGTACTGTTACACGTTGTTTCGTTATACCTGAAATAGTCCAGCCCTTTATAAGCCAGTTTTCGGTAATTTTGCCCTGCTCCCCCAGCTCTATTTCTCTGTGCTTTATTATTCCAACTTTGCTAGGGTCCCCGCCTAGCATGATTAAATTGCCTTTAGTAAGTTTGTTAACGTCTTTTTTGTGCCTATTGACACGGATCTCAAATTCCCCTGGCTTGTGCCAGCGCCGGGTAAATATAAGGCTTTCGTAGTTATCTATTTCTGCTTGAATCTGAAGTTGAGGCGTTAATACACGGATAGGTTTCATTTTATGCCGCTCCTATTGTTTCTTTATAGACATTATTGTTAAATTAGGAGATTTTCGCTCAACAAAAATATCGTATTTATTTTCATCACCAACTGAATGAACACACTCGTCTACTTCTACAACGCCCTCTGTTTCATTATTAAATTCAGGCTGTAATTCCGTTATCCTAAAAACTTTATTGTTAGATAATGAATACTTCATCCAAGGCATATTACATACCTCCTAACATACATAAATATTATAGACAGCAAGGTAACTCGCCACAGTACTACCTTGAGCCCCAATAGCAATGTAAAAATCCCCTGATAAACTTGAAACATCAATCGAGTCAGTTGTTAGTGAAAAATTATTATATTTTAATATTCTAACAACATAATCGCCTCCAGGCGTTTCCCTGATTTCAAGACGACTAATGTTATCATCTGATGTTACACCAGTGTTTTCCCAGTTAATTTTTACATAATTTGCATTAGTAAGATTTATAGTTTGCGAATTCTCTATTTTAACCGATTCTAGAGTGCCTGCATAAGCCTTTAAATCTAAATAATCGGGTCGTGGAAAAAATCTTGCCTTTTCACTATAATTGGCATAAACAAAGAATAATGGAGTTATTCCTCCTTTGTATAGATATACCCCTTTCCCATTACCGGCTGTATAATTGGATATTGCAGACGCAGAGCTCAATATTTTATCTGTTGCCAGTTTAGAATTGGTAATTTTATCTACTGCAATAGAAGAACCGCCCAGCGCTTGCATTATTGAAGCCGAAGCGATAGACGCATCAAGTAAATTACTACTGTTCGCTATCATATGCATGAGTAAATCATCATTTGTAATATCTGCTATATTTGCTTCTAGAAATGTTTTCCTACTATTTACATCAAGAGTATCATCAAATAATGCCCGCAAGAACTGTTCCTGCGCCTTGGTCATTTTTGCAGTCATTGCCAGAACTCTATTTCCTGTTAATGCACCGACCACGGCATCGTCGTACAGTTTCAAGGATGAAATCAAATCTGCTCTATTCACGATACTACCACCCCTATAATGTTGCCTTCGCCGTCCCTGCTAATTATTTCGGTTGAAGTATATACGATTGTAGTTCCATCGCTTGCATATGCTGTTCTGTTTATTCGCGTTACGTTTCCCTCACCATCACGAGTTAACTCCTCTTTCCAGCGTAATACCCCTGTACTTCTATCTGGAAAGTATGTTTCGATCTTCGTTATATAATCATTCTCATCTCTAGTTATCACATCTTCTCGGGGTATGCCATATATTCTTTGGCTAATCATATATCCAAAAGGAAGCCCAAAACCGCATACGCTGTGATCGTTCTTTTCGCTGGTGATATGACTGTTATTTATACTAGTAGCTCCCGCAGGTACCAGAATTTGTGCAATAGATAGTTCATATATATCACCGCTTCGAGTTAGTGCTGGGGAAGACGGTGAAGCTGCAGGAGTGCCGGTCAACACGTCCAAATACATTTTCCTAACAGCTGTATCAAGGTTAAGTCTCAATACCACCCTATCTATACGGTCATAAGTAGGGTCTGCTGCTGACAGGTTAAGCGTTTGAGAAGTTGAAAGCTTACCATACCTACCGTTTATAAACACAACTCCTGGGTCAACTATAACCGATAAAGCTAATGGGTCCGTTTCCCTCACATTAAACTCTTTCCCTTCCCCCGGTATTATCCCGTTTCCTGCTAGATGCTTGAACACTTCACTCCATTCTGAAGAAGAATATTCCCTCGGGTCTTCCGCAGTGCTGTCATAAAATCTACTTGTTAATTCTATAGGCATTTATTACACCCCCACGTATCTATGCTTCCAGTATACATACAGTTCTGCACTTTCATCCACATTCCCCGAAAGACTTATTATGTTATCTCCCGGTTGCAATTGCCAGAAAGTGCTGTCCAGACTTATATAGTGAAGTACGTTTTCCCTTGACCCGTCTGCCTTTACAAGTTCTGCGTACTTATTGCCGAATTCTGTGTTTATCTCCAACTTTTCACCGGCTAGTAATGCGGCATTTATGGTTATATGTTCACCTGTGGTTTCATTAGTAATGGTTACATCCTGTGCCGGGCCTTTTACTACTATTAATACTGGGCACTCCACATCACCCTCATTTGTAAATACAGTATTTGTTGAAGCATTGGCAAACTTAAGCGGAAATTGCATTGGAAATGATAGGCCTCCACCTATACCAATATATTCGTCCTGCGTTTCTGTATCCAGCCAGAAGGGGGAAGGGCATATCAGGGAAATGAGTGCCCGCTGAAAGCCCTGCGCTTGATTTCCTTCTCCAGTCGGAAACACGGGTGCAAGATCGGATGTGGCTTCTATTTCCCTCACTCCACCGTCGTATTCATATCGAAGAGTGCCAGGGCCAAGTTTCGGGTTGAATACCTGTGCTATTTCTCTCCGTTTTTGATGCAGTTCCTCTTGTGTGCTTGCTAATATAGCTACTTCGATTGATACTATCCTTGGCTCTAGGAGAGTATCTATATACGTCTGGCCGTCCTGGAACGGGGCTTTCTGCATCTGGACATCCGTTTCAGCTGCGCCAGTGCCGGCGATGCTGAGTAGGAGATAGGGTTTTGCTCTCCCGAGGATGATACTCTGCCCATTTGCATTTATGAATACTATCTTCTGCATATTATACACCCCATTCCATGGCTAGCTGTCGTAGTAGCTGTTCTTGTTTTCTTTTTGCTACGCTTGGTGTGACCGGTTCCGGGCTGTTAATAGTGGTATTCATGGTTATGCTGGGTTTTATATGCTTCGCTATGGCCTGAGCGAAACGGTCATAGTCAATTGGCATTGTGCCTTTATGTGTCGGCAGCACAGTTTCCCCACCATGAGCCAAAATAAGCCTCGGTGCGCCTATGGGACCTGGCACTATTCCGCCTGTGTCCATGGAAGGTACACCGGCTTTCTTGAGGGCGTTCTGCCACCCTTGGCTGCGTTCAGCTCTGGCCATGGCTTCTGCCACCCCGAGGTCAACATTACGCTCTCTGGCAATACGCTCTATATAGTCTTTGTTTGCTTCCCTGAAAAGCTCTGAAGCTTTTTTAATACTGCTACGGTTTATCACATACCCGGACTTGGTTACTATTTGCGATTCTGTAATAGCCGCAAAAACTTTTGCACTTTCGTTTATTGAATCAAGTGCTTCTTTTTGTTTTTTTATCGCATCAGTTGTTTTGGCTATTTTACTGCTGAGACTATTTTGTGCATCGGCAAGCATATTTACTTTTTTAGTTGCTTCAACTACAGGACTAAAAGTTGCTATAACACTACCTTTTAGCCCGTCCCATGCAGCTGACATGCCTTTCATGGCCATTTCTGTCTTTATCTTGCTAGCAGCTATTTTATTATCAAGGTTTTCTATATTTGATTTGACATCATTCAACTTACTGGTTACGCTATCTCTAAGCTTTCGAAAACCCTCACCCATTGCACCTGGCAGCCATTGCAAAAGTGGTGCGACTGCATCTAAGATGCTTTGTATAACACCGTATACCACCAGTTTCAGGTTATTCCAGGCTTTTGCTGTATGAGCAGCACCGAGTTCGGCACTTGAAGTTATTACATCCCAGATGGATTTAAAAAAGAAGCCCATCTGTTTCCAGTTTTTGTATATCGTATATGCCAGCAGTGCTATTGCTGTCCCAAGTGCTATATAAGGTATCATAGGTTTCAACGTTGCCCACCATGCCAATGCTGTTGCTTTCAATGTTGGCAGTAAAGCAACTAAAATAGCAGTTGCCAAACCCATAATTGCACCGGTAACGCCTACTATTATTGCCTGCGTTTGCGGGGAAATAAATCTTTCTATTGCTGCCCTTACTCCATGTTTTTCTATCGTATCCCTTATTTCTACTAGCTTTATTTGTAGATTACTCAGCCATTCTATAGCCCCCTGCATTTTAGGCCTCAGGTCAAATGTATCTGTTATTATCTGCCCTATCGTTGTTAGGGATAATGTTATGTTATCTTTAAGCGTTGACCAAAGCCCTAGTATTGTTTGACTTTGTGCCTCCATTAGCCCTGCGAATTTTCCGCCTTCTGATGTTAGGCTAATAAATGCTTGTTCAAGATTTTTGAAGTTGACCTGCCCGCTTTCGACAAGTTTCTTTACTTCTGATTCTGCCACACCGAATTGTTTCGCCAATTCTTGTATAATCGGTATTCCTCGGCCTGTCAATTGGTTTATATCCTCAGCAAATAACCGTCCCTGAACTCGTGCTTTTCCATAAAGTTCCGCAATCTCGCCTATAGGAGCTCCTATGCCTGCAGATATATCGCCTATGCGTTTCAATGTTGGTATTGTCTCCTCGGCACTTATGCCAAATGCTATTAACTTTTTAGCTGCATCAGATATGCCTTCAAACTGAAACGGTGTTGTTGCTGCAAATTGTTGTAACCCTTTCAACATTTCTTGTGCTTTCTCTGCGCTCCCTAACATTGTTGTAAATGCTACTTCTGTTTGTTCTACTTTGCCTGCAAGCTGAACAGATTTAATTCCAAGCCCAACCGCTGCTGCACTTACTGCTGCAAATCCGGCAATTAGTCCCTTTGCTAGTTTTTGTGTGCATTCTACTCTTTTTTCAAAACTTTTTAGCGTTGCGGCTGATTTTTCTATACCTTTTTGAAACCCTTCTGTTTTCGCCCCTACAACAACCATCAATGACTTCATTGTTGCCATCGGCATCCCTACTTTCTGTTTACAATCTTATTCCTAACTGGTAAAATAAGGTTGAAAAAATCTTTTCGGAGGTGAAATATTTTGTTTGCTATTTTGATAGCATTTGGAGTAATCGGTGTATTGTTGGGTTTTGTTGCTTTATTAAAAGGCAGTGTTAAAACTTTTAAAATCAACAATCGAAAACAAGCTCTAATCGTATTAGTAGTATCGGTAATCTTAATATCTCTTGGTGCCAATATAGCCCCTGATAAGACAAATGAAGCAAAATCTACTCAAGATATAATAAAAGAAATGAAAATGCAAAATGAAAAAGCCCTAGAAGCATTTAGTAATTACTTAGAAATCAACTTTAAAACTGCATATTGGTATAATCTTATAAAAGAAATATCAATATCAGGTGGTAATATTAAAATCAAAACAGATATTTATCCTGATGAAGAAGGCAAAGAAGTTGCGCAAAACATAAAAACGGCATGTCTTTTCTTCATTAAAAACAAAGAAAACAAAGAGTTTGGCCTTAAATCTGTTGAAATTTGGGGAAAACAAAATCGTTTACTTGCTAGTTATAATGAATTTTAAAATCGTATAAAAAAGCCTCGATTACGGGGCTTTCTTCTTTTCCTTCCCTCCAAATGCAGCATTCAACATCCTAACTATCTGCAGCTGTTCCTGCCATGTCTGCTCCTTCTTTTCCTCAAGCTTTGGCATAAAATCCTGCGGTTTGTAAGGTTTTCTCCGCTTCTTCGTATCACGGAAAATGTTGGCTATTGTAGCAGCTATCATTCCCGCTCGCCAGTCCGCTCTTTCTTCGCCAAAAGGCTCAATCTGGTAATATGCCATCCACTCTGCAAATTCCCGGGAGCTTATTTCTTTTTGCAACTGCGATATGGATTTCCCAAAGGCCAGAGCAAGCTTAAACCAGAATCGGCGCTCTGGCCTCTGCTTTAGTTTTTTGAGAGTTCCTCAATATCTGCCTCCGTTAAGCCTGAAAGTTTTTGCGCTACTGCGAATATTTTCTGCAGTGCTGTTGCTGACTTTTTGCTTAATTTTTCAACGTCTGATTCTTTGAATATTCTGTTCCCTTCTTCGTCTACTACCGAGAGAGCAACAAGTTTTGCCCTTACGTTGTTCAGGTTAAATTCTTTGTTAGGGCCTTTCCCAACTAATAAACTTTCTTCAAATGCGTCCCTTTCTGCGCCTGTGAGTGCTTTGACAATAACGCTGCCTTTCCATTCTGGAATATATACCTCTCTTGTTTCTATATCGTTTGCGTTTAATATGTCTTCTCGTCCTAGTATTTTTTTGCCCATATGTTAACCCCCTATGCTAATGTTGGTTGGCCTGTTATTTTAAGTGTTACAGATGCACCTAATGTGCCTTCAACAGGCTCTGACAGCTCAAAACCTGTAATCAATGCAGTGAATGTCCATGTTGTATTTCCTGCATCGGGGAAAACAAGCTGGAAGTTTCGTTTAACCCTGTTAACCATATCGGCTATCAAACCGGTGCTGGCGTTATGAGTAGCATGCGTTGGAACAAAGTTTATGTCAAAAGTCACTTCTCCCGCATCCAAGAGAGTGCCCACAAACTCTTTCCATCCCCCAGGAGAACCGTGTGTTGTAATATCCTCAGTTGCTAGGCTTAAGCTCGGTCCGCTTATGTCCTTTACCTCTGCTATCGTTGTAAAGCTTTCAGGGTCGCCGCCATCGCCTATTTTGAGTAAAGTTCCAAATGCACTGATAGCATCAGACATATTTTATCCCTCCTCTAAAATTATGGCAGCACTACTACTGCCAGTTCTATTGCCGCATTTTCAGCGTTCACATAAATATATCCATCCGACTGCTGCCAGCCTGTAATCGGGAAAGGCCCGAATATGTGCGTTTCATCGGCTGGTATACTGTACTGGGATATATCCCCGGTCCGACCATAAGGGTCCGGTACGCTCGATATAGTCACGTAATAGGCTGTTGCACCGTTAGTATTTCTGGCTATTAGCAGTTCTTTCCCTGTTGCTTTGAATTGATTGCCATTTGTTACATCAGCCGCTGTAAATGTCAATGCCTGCCCGGTAGTAGCATAATGCCCGGGAGCATTCGTTTTTGTCAATGTTGTTCTTGCCAATTATTACACCTCCTGTTCCTTGATGAGGTTGCCGTATCTGTCGAAGATAGGCACTTTTACCTTTCTCCGCTCGGGTCTCGGCATGTGAAATTGTTCGATGTGATTTATCATGTCTTCTTCGTTAAGCGTCTCATAAGGGCACAATTTGCAGCTGTATTTCTTGAATTCCCGCCACTTGCCGATTTCGTATAATTCCTTCACGTTAAGCGGTCACCTCCTCGTGCCAAATAACGACATCTAGGGCAATATGATATATTTTAGTTTCCGGATCATAAATATCGTGGTCGTCTTCAATATATACAGCATCAACCCGCACACCATCAGGACCGCCCATCATTCCTTTGTACCCGTCAAGTGCTAATCGGACCTGTTCTGCAATCGCTTTTGCTTCCTGATATTTTTTAGCCCAGCACGAAAATTGAAACCTCGGATGAGCTAAACCTGAAGGGCCACTTTGTGAATATTCACGTATCCCGCTTATGCGTTGGTATGTTACTGCAGGGAAGGAAATTTTTTGGGGGAGAATTATCGGATATATTCTATCCCCGACAAGTGCTGTTAAGCCTGCACAATTAGTCAAATAAGCATATAATACTTCTTCTATAATCATCACTTCATCGCCCTTTCAACTTTTTTCTCTAATTCATCAGCAATCTTATTAAGCACTCTATCTTTGTTCCTATCCCATGCAGGCCTAAAAAACGGTTTTGCCGGCATCTGTCCGACATATCGTCCTGTTTTTTTCTGGTATCTCGGTCCCGTCCCGAATTCAACTAGGTGAGCATGCGGTCCTTTGCGATAGTCAACCGCAACTATAGCCGGGGCAGGTTCTTTCCCGATTCTCTGTAGTGTTTTTGCCACAATTGCTTTTTTCAAGTTCCCTGTGGGCCCTTTCGGGGCTCTGCTTCTTGCATCTTCTGCTATAACTTTTGCACCTTTCAAAAATACCTTTTCAACCTCATTCAGGTCAAGACATCTGCTTAGTTTTTTTATTGTCCGTTCTAGCTCTTTACTGCCTTTGAGTTTTATCTCAAGCATTTATACTTCCTCCCTGCACATCAAATGCAGCTCTCTATTTCGTTCATCGACATTTATTACGGCCTGTATATCGAATATTCTGTTTCCATATACAGCCCGCATTGTTGGTGCTATCCCAGACCTGTAGCGAATTCGTATTCTCGTTGTCACTTCTGCATTAACCTGCTGAGATTCAAAGAATTCTCGACCTCGAAGTGGTTCTACGGCAGCCCATACTGTCGCTACATCCTGCCAGTTCGGTATTTCTTCACCCGAAGATCCTCTCGTGGGATTATTATTTTGCTGTATTGTTACCCTGTGTCTTAATTCGCCAGCACGTATCATACCGGAACAACCCTTTCAGGCCATAGTAGAGCATGGACGGCAAATTCTACCTCCCTGCTGATTGCGCCAGTTACAGAAGCCTCTCTGTTTTCATACCAATGCCCGATGAGAAGAAGCATGGCCTGCTTGACCATTTGCGGCACCTTGCTGATATCATCATGGCCGGTTGTAAAACGGATCCTCACAGCACCAACAGGATATGGCGTAAAGCTGGGCCAGCTTTCCCCGTATGCAAGCACTATTCTTCCAGGTTCGCTATCGGTATCAGCGATATACTTCGATGCGTCAAGCGTTGTTTCTGTGCCTTCGTTGTCTTTGTATATTACAGAAGTTACAGACTGCAAAGGTGGTTTCGGTATTTTGATATAGTTCTCTGCGGGAAATTTATCCAAAACAAGTTCCCAAGTCTGTGTATAGTACGCCTTGTTTTGAAAGTTTTCGCAGTATTCACGTGCTGTTTTTATCAAAGCCGTTATCAGGTTGTCGTCATCAGTTATATCTACCCGAAGATGTGTCTTCGCTTCTTCAAGTGTTACCGGTTCAACTGTAGGTCCGGTTATTAATTTCAGGGCCATTTATATCACCGCCCTTTATGAATCTTTAACAATAGTAAATCTGATTAAAATATCCGAATCTGATGCCCCATCATTAGTTAAACTTAAAACGTAATCTGTATTTGTTTCTAATTTAAGCGGTAACTGTGTTCCTAATTGCTCTCCTCCTACTATTTTCTGCCCATATGTGCCGCCTAAGTAATATTCGTCTAGCTGTGTGCCTCCCGAAACTCCCGTCGGGTCTGAATATGCCTGCGTGTCTACAGTGTTGCTGCTTGACCTGTTGCGGTTTAATAATGCTACTGCAGTACTTCCATCGGTAACTGTAGGAGCTTCAAAAAGTTTTAAAACCAGCTGGTCACCGTTGGTTACAATTGCGTCGACGATAAAACAAACAGCATCGTCTCCGGTTTTTATCTGCAGGTATGATGTAGCAGAAGCAGTAATCGTATACTTTGCAAAACCCGAGAACACATAACCATCAAAAATAAGTTTGTTTAAAACTGGCATAGAAACAAAAGCGTTTCTCGTAGGATCAACTGTTTCTGCTATGTTGATTGTGTTACCACTCTCGTCTATTAACCTTCCTGACCTCGGAGCGTATGTGCTTATATCTGCCATTTATATCACCTCTTTTTGCGCTTCTTCGGTTTCTTTGATACGACAGCCTTTTCCGGCTGTTCTATGGCTGCTGTTTCAATCACCGGCACTGCTTTCGGTTTCGGTATCTGAATAACTTCCGCATATCCTTCTTCTACAAATACCTTAGCAATATCGTCGGACAGGTCAATCACCTGCCCGGCCATCCATACGCCGTCTGGTCCGGCTGCCGTCGTCAGCATTTTAACCTTCATTTTTTTTACCCCCTAAGCTATTTCAATATATTCAATGAATATGTCGAAATCAACTTCGCTGAATCCGCTTGCATCGCCTGCAGTTACGGTTATTTCTTTACCGCCACTTGCAATGTCTATTTCAGAGACTAATGCTCCAGATCCATCCTCATCGACATAAAGCAATGCTCCAAGAGTCTGCCCTGCACTGTCTAATGTGCCCTTTACCAATCCAGTTGAAGCAACAGAAACACCAACCAGATAACCGTCAGCATCACCGCCATTAGTAGAATCAGTTCCAACGTCAATAGTTTTTGTCGTTGCTGTCTGCTCGGCTGTATTGACCCTGATAAACACATTCTTAACAACCGCATTGTCTGGAAGACTCCACCCAGTGCCAACTTCTGAATTATCGGAAAAACTTGAAGCGGTCATGTTGATTTTCTTTATCTTTGATACTGCCCCAACTGCGGATAAATCCAATTCGTTAATTTCTGCTGCTGTCGCTGTGACTGCTGTCCCTCCGATTTTGAACGCTCCGCCGGATTCTATATCAATAGAACCACCTGATGCAATTACAAGCTCGTCACCATCCTGTTTTATATAAACTTTTGATTGATAACTTGCATCTGCCATGTTCATACCTCCTTAATGAATATACACAAGGGAGCAGAAAAGACCGCCCCCTTGCTCATGTCGATTAAGCTTCTGCAGGACTTACTACCTGCGCTATATCCTGTATTGTAGAGTCTTGTGTGATTGGGAATTTGCGCCCTTTGTACTGGATTGCAATTGTTGTTCCGAATGCAATATTTGCAGTAGTCGAAGTAATCGCAGCCTGCACGTATCTTTCGCGTGGTCTATAAACATCCACAACAAGCAAAGTATTGTTTAAGTCGTCGTTCTCTGCGCTTGTTGCCGTCGCATATGCGCCTGAAAGTGCAGCCATCCCGGTATCAGAATTAGATGTATTTTGCTCCACCTGAATTTTTGCCACGCCGTTTGCTACGCTGTCGGTAATCGGTGTAATAAAAACCACTCCGTCCCAATTCTGCATATCTAGTATATCTGTATTTTGATCTGTATTGTTAGCAGCAGAAATGGGAGCACAAACTTCCCTGATTTTAATATTCTTAGTAAGCAGCATGTTTATCATCCTCCTTACGCCAAGGTTACCCTGACAAATGCTTCTTCTAGCACTGGCATACCGTCAAGCTCGCGCCTGCCGATAAAGCCTACCTGGTTGTATTCTGCGTAAAGCTCAACCAGACGCTGTATCTGCATGTCTAGCGCATCAACAATCCAGTAAAAGCTGAAATCGCCTAGAATACCGACGTATTTACCGGTGGTGAAGGTGTTAGGCACGTATTCACTCATGTAAACAGGGAGTCCAAGCAACCTATCAGGCTCGCCTACCCTCACACTTTCACGCCAGATATACTGCCCGTTGCCGTCTTTAAGTTTCGCTATCTGCGCTACAGCATCCCTGTGGAACAGCCACCTTGCCCTGGGCCAATACTGCTGCTTAAGTGTGAATTTTGCACCAATCAGGCCATCAAACTTGATGCTGGTTGCCTCGTTGCCTGTGCTGTAGTCCCTGCTGGTGCTGATACCGTCACTGGAGGCGGTAAACACCCCAAGCGGCTGCCCCGCTCCGGAGCCGGTAAGGTGCGCCTTTTCTTCGGTTACGCCAAATTTATACGCGAGCCTGTCTCTTACCAATGCTTCAGGATCGATTACGGCCTGTCTTAAAAGTTTATTAGATACTTTGATTCGCTTTGCTAGCGGGTGCGGATGCAGTTCACGCTTGCCAAATTCCATTGTGCTGTCTTCGTTTCCGGTAGCAAGCTCTGAAGTCCAATCTGCATCGGCAGGATCAGCGGTTAATGCAGGAACGCCCAAGCTTTCAGCTTTCGCTACGGCAAACTTCGTCGCCCACTGCCTGATAAATACCTGGTCGTCAACACCTTTGATTAGCTGATTCACGAATTGCTGCGGTGCTACGATATAACCGCCTGCTATATCGCTATCAGCCTGTAATGCGCGTATCTCCGCGACATTCAGGACGTTAATCCCGCCGCGCAGGAACTTATTGAATGCCGCACGGACTTCCTTATCCTGCTGGGCGCGGTCATCATCGCCAACAGGCTCTTTGCCGCCGGCAACAGTGCCTTGAGACTTCTTAAGGTCTCCTTCCAATTTCCTTAGTTGTTCTTCCTTCTCAATTTTTTTTCGCAGTTCTTCGACATCATCCATAATTTTTTTGTACTGCTCTTCTTCCTCTGCAGAAAGACTGCGCTTTTCGGCTTCAGCCTTATCTACAAGGTCGCGAGCCTGTTTTATGAGTTTCGCTCTTTCCTGTCTCATTTCAAGTATTTTATCCATGCTAGATCACCCTCCTAAATTTCTTTTTCTGCTATCTCCAATCGCTTGCGCAGGATATCCAGACCGGCCAGGGCCTTATCCTCGCCAGCTTTAGCCGAGTGAGCATCCAGGCTCGGCTCGGCAGGGAGATAGTCGCGTAATATGTTCAACAATGAGCGCACCTGCACATCTGTTGCAGAATATGCAGGAAATACTACTGGACTAACATCATATAATTTCACTTCTTTAAGCACACGAACAGGGTTGTTAGCGTCGCCCTCCCATTCCTCTTTCACGACTTGAAATCCAAAGCTCATTTGGTCGACATCACCGCGGCGCATAACTTCCATTAAGTCACGCGCCCATTGCGTATTTGGAGGTATAATTTCAACCCAAAGCCCTTTTTCGTCTTCTGAAAGTTTTAACGTTCCGCTTTTTGTTCTGCCTAAAACAAAGTTTGGGTCATGGTTAAACAGCGCCCTAACGTCTGCTTCCTGAATTGTTTTGGCAAATGCACCTGGCGCTATTTTTTCACGATAAAAACCAAGGTCCTCGGATAATGTATTAAATACAGCCGCATGTCCTACAATCTTTGGCTGGTCTTGTTCTCCTGCTCTTATTTCTACATTGCCCAGCATGAAAGACCTGTGTTCAACTTTACTGCTGCCGGACCGTTTCAATTCCGGTGGCTCAACGTCAGCATCTCTCAAGTGCGCTGCCAGGTGATTATACACTCCTTGATAATCTGCTTCGGGAATTGTTGTCCCTCCTCTTGCACCATTCAAAACTGCTATTCCTGTTATGCATGCTCTGACATTAGCAGGTCCAGGATTTCCCTCACTGTCTACCTCATGGTGTATAAATTTGTATGTGCTTTTATTACTTTCATCTCCTTCAGGGTCGCGCCATGCATAAGCCCTGCGGTAATAACTGTAATCCTGGTCCGTTTTTAGCCTGGCTTCGTTGGCCGGACCGTCCCAGGACTTATCGCTTGTTTCCGTATGATGCACTGGTATTGCAGGCATTTTTTCACTCCCTTTCTATGCTGGTTCTATATAACACGAACACCCCTGGTGCAGGGGTGGATTCTTGGGGGTTTTAAACAACCTCATCGGCGGCTCGCCTTCAGCCTCTACATTTCCAAGTGCAAATGCACTGTTTATACCAACTACTTTACCGTCCATACTCTGGCAATACGGGCATGGGTTAGTACTTGTTCTCCATCGCAAATATCGCACACCTAACGCCGCAAACGCCAATCTCGCAAACACTCCAGCTGCATTTACTGTTTCCCATTTAGCTATTTTATCTGGCCGTTTTTCTTCCCATTCGTCTAACCTTTCGTTTATTGTTGTTTCCGGCTCGGGTTCTCTCGCCAGTGCCTGTATCTGCCCTTTTGAACTGTCAATATGCTCACGGATATATATCTCCGTGTAGCCATTAGCCTGTACGTCTGTCCAACCTTGAGTTAACTCACCGCCCACTTCTTCTTCCGCGTCAGCAGCGATAACAGAAGTATAAGATAATATTACCGGCAGCATGTATTTTCTCATTCGTTCTTTCGTCGCGTCTCTTGTATACCAGGCGTCCAACTCTGTATTAAACGTGCTTATATCCCTAGTGTTTCGTTTCAAGTGCTTTCGCACCAGCTTTCTTATTTCGCTTATTTCCCATCTAACCAGCCTTTCAGCCGCCGCCTTGAATACTGTATAATACTGCTCCGGTCTTTTTGCTCTCACAGGCATGCTTCGCTTTTCTGCTCCCTGTCCTGCTCCTTCGGAATGAGCGTTTCTAGTTTCTAAGGATTTGGCAAGCATCCTGGTCTGTTCTTCCGTTCCAACCATGTTTGCTGGAATCATGTTCAGCGGCACCAGGTAGACTTTGCCCTGCCCGTCAGGCAGCGGATTCATGTTTTCCAGTTCTCTGATGTCGTCGGCAGAGAGCCAGCCGTTTTGGCGGCCTATGGCATAGGCTTTGTAACGGCTTTCAGTATCTCCACGAAGCAGGCCTTCAACGAGAAATTCGGCAAAGTACTGCTTTCTTTCTTCAGTGGTGAATAAATCTCGCCTTATCGCTTGTTCCCAGCACACCAGCCATGGTCTCATGGTATGGACAACGAATTCAATGCTCTGCTGCTCTATGTTTGAATACGTCGAACGAGAAAGGTCGCCTAGCAGGTGCGGCGGCACGTGGTATATCCTTGCAATTTCCTCTATCTGAAACTTTCTTGTATCCAAAAACTGGGCATCCTCCGGAGGTATCCCAACTTGTTGCCATGTGACGCCTTCTTCCAGTATCGCCACCCTGTGGGCATTGCTCAGCCCGGAATATCGCTCTTCCCATGACTGCCTAAGGTTTTTCTTCGCTTTTTCGCTCAGCTTCCCCGGGTACTGAAGCACCCCGCCAGGCCTTGCATCGTTGCTGAAAAACCTTGCCCCGTACTCCTGCGTCGCAAGTGCAAGCCCAATAGTTTCCCTCGCAAGCCTTATAGGGGAATAACCAACAACACCATCAGATGACAGACCGCGTATGTGCATTACCTGGTACTGCCTTAATCCTGCCTGCTTCCCTTCAGGGAGTGTGTACACGTATAAAAGGCCCCTGCTGTCCCTCTTAATCATCATCCTGTCCGGCCTCAGCAGCCACAGGGCAACAACATCTCCTGCTCTGTTTCTCTCTATTTCCGCAAAGCAGTTCCCCCATAGTGCCAGGTGCCCCATCAACGCTTGCCGGAACTCAAAGCTAGTCATCTCAGGGTTGGGCTGGTTATGGAGCACCTCATACAGCGGATGGTCATATGCTCTCTCTTTGCCCCTCGGCTTCAGCCTACGGTACACAGGCAGGGGCAATGAGGCAAGCGTCCTCGCAAGTATATCCACTGCTGCATATACGGCAGTAACGTTCATTGCAGTATTTTCATTCACAGTAACCCCAGATACGGAAGTTCCTCCGCCGGCAAACCAGTCTATAAGCCACTGCTGCGGATTTGCCAGCGTTGACCGTATCTCTATAAAGCGGTTTGTAAAGGGTATCTTTATTTTCATAACACAAGTATCCCCCTATCTTCATAGACGGATCTTTCAGGCTTTTCATGCCTCATTGCTCTGTCTAACGCCATAATAAGTGCCACAATGCCATCTATCTTCCCTTGAGAATTTGCTTTATCCGGCTTTAAGTTTCCGGCAGGGTCCTGTTTTACTGCCACGTTGTCAGCCATCCATCTCAAAACAGGATTGTTTCCGTGGTTTATCTTCCTTGCAATCAATCTTCGCTCTAACTCCTTTGTAGGTGTTGCCATGCTCATAAACCCCTGCCCCATGCTAACTACATTCAGCCCTTCTTTCATCAGCTCAATTGATAGCTGATGAGCCTGAAATAATCGGTCTACGTTGAAATCTACAAGATTAAACTTTTCTGCATCTTCAAGAATTTGTTTCTTTACGAACGAATAATCTACCGCATCCCCAGGCGTTGCAGTAAGCCAGCCTTCCTGCGCCCATTTAACATATTGGTCTTTGTATTTGTTCCGGCTGTCATGCAGCCTTGCGGTCGGACACCAAAAACGACAAAGTACATCCACTTCCTCCGGGTCATCTTCTTTAGGAAAGACCAGTGCCCATGCTGTCAGATCGTTTACGCTTGATAGGTCTAAACCGCCATAGCATATTTTGCCGGCCAAATCATCTTCGTTTATATCGTATTTATAATTGCTGTCCCACATATCAAGGTCTAGCCATCTGTCTGCCTGCTGTGTCCATATGTTCAGATATAGCCTTTTAAATGTGTTTTGATACGCAGGTATCTCCTGCGCTTTTTGGCATTCCTGTTCTAGAAATTTCTTGTTTATCGTTATATCAAGATTAGGATTAGCTTTTGCCCAAGTTTCGGGGTCTTTCCAGTCATCTTCTGTGCTGGCTTCTTTGATATATACGAAAAAAGACGGGTCTTTAATCGTCCCGCCTAAAACCTTCTTTGCATATTCATATTGTTCATAGCATATCGAATTCTGGTCATAACCAGCAGTAGTAATTGCCAGCATTAAAGGCTGCGTTCTGGCCCCCATGCTTGTTGTCAGAACGTCCCAAAGCTCACGATTCGGCGCTGCGTGAAGTTCATCATATATTACGGCATGGGCGTTATAGCCATGCTTGCTATATGCATCTGCAGATATGGCACGGTAAAAACTGTTCGTTTTGTAAAACACAATCCTTTTTTGGCTGTCAATAATCTTGCACCGCTTTGACAGTGCCGGTGACTGCCGAACCATTTGCGCAGCTATGTTAAAAACTATGCTGGCCTGGTCGCGGTCAGCTGCGGCCGAGTAAATTTCAGCGCCATATTCGCCGTCGGCAAAAAGTAAATATAACGCTATTGCTGCCGCCAGTTCACTCTTTCCGTTTTTTCGGGCCACTTCGACAAATGCAGTTCTGTATTGCCGGTAGCCTTCAGGGGTAACGGTCCCAAATAAGGGCCTTATTATTTCATTTTCCTGCCATGGTTGTAAATTGAAAGGGACACCTGCCCAACGCCCCTTTGTATGCTTGAGCAATTTTATAAATTTTACTGCCCTGTCAGCTTTCTCTTTGTTATACGGCATTTATCACCACCTGCTGTCTAACAATTTATCAAATTCGTCTTCCTCCTTTTCTGAAGGTAGGGTCATTCGAGAACGACTTGAAGGAGTTAGTCCGAACTCAGCACAGAATGCTTTTATGATATTCTGGTATTTCTGTGCAATGGTTATCTCAGGGATGGGTACTTCATTGGCATATCCATTTTTGTTTACGTATGTGTATGTCAGCTTCTTGTTCTCCTTCCAGTATTTCTTGATAGCTTTTTCTGCCTGGACCCAGTGGCCGTATGCCTGGCAGTAGTTTGCCAGGGCTGCTTCGTCCACTATAGTCAAAAGCCCCAGCCTATGAAGCTCGGGGACTATCCTTTTCCATTCCTTCTTGGCTTCGGTACACATCCATGATGGTGGTTTGGGTGGTCCGGGGGCTGGCTTGGGTTTTGGTTCGTTTGTATCAAGGTTCTTCTTTGACGGATTTCCGTTCAAAATATGCAGTTTTGTTGGCTTTGGTTTTCTCCCTTTCATCGTTATCCCTCCTTAACCAATTTCCCGAAAATTCACAGAAACC